CATACCAACGTTGTAACTACCAAACATGTTTACAGTATTTCTTACAAGTGCAGTTAGTGCTTTTGGTTTTCTACCCAAGTCACCTTTTAAATCACCCGAATCAAATTGATTGATGTCTGTTGGTGTCAGCAACATACCTAAACTGTCAATTACAAACAATACCTTAGGACGTTCTCCATCTGGTAATGCTTTGTAATCTTTCATAAATGTTGAGACAGTTTTTGCCACGTCATCGATCATGCTCATGCTAAGTTTTAATAACTTGCTTTCATCTGTATCTACACCAAGTGCATGTAACCACGATTCATCAAGTGCATTCTCACTATCAATTAACACAACAAATATTCCTTGTGCTTGTGCGGCTTTGACAATATTTCCGCTTGCAAAGTAACTTTTACCTGCTCCTGATTCTCCAGCAAATACTGTAACTTTTCCTAGTGGAACACCTTTGTGGAAATCTCCACTTATTAGATAGTTTAGTGCAAAGTTACCTGTACTGATCCAGTCTGTTGGATCATTGAAGCCAATTGATAAGCCGTCAATGCTTTTTGTAATATCTTTGCGAAACTTACTTACGTCAAATGGTTTGCCCACTGTATTCTCCTATCTAAAATTTTACTTATTGTAACATAAAAAAGAATGAGGGCAAGGAGAAAGGAAAAAACCTTGCCCTCCTTTGCCGTTAAGATGAAGACTGTCTGCTACGAATCATAGCAAGAATATCTTCGGCTTTCTGTCCACTACCAGCAGGGGAAGCTGGTGTCTGGACTGGTGCAGTTGGAGTTGCACCCATCTCTTCAGGTGTAGCAACCGGAGCAGGAGCCGTTTCTGCTACCGGAGTTGGTGCCGGAGCACTAACTTCTACAGGTGTTGCTGTTGCTGATGCAGCCGCCGCCATTACTGGAGCTGGTGCTGTTCCTTCAGGCTTTTGCATACCTGCTGGACGAAAGTATGATCCCCAACGATCAATATCATATGCTTGTCCATCTACTGATGCTTCAAACATTTCTTTCATCACTTTTAGTTCTTCTTCACCTGGACGTTTAGGTAGGAAGTCACCTAAATTATATAAACCTTGTTCGTCAATAGCTTTAGCTTCTGCTTCAGTAAGTGCAGTTTCTTTCCTTGCCCACTTTGATGTACTATAGTCAGCATAACCACCTTTAGAAGTTTTGCTTACTCTAAAGTCTAAACCTCTTGCATAATCTGTAGGTAGTTCCTCTAGTTCAGGATCCATCAATGCACTCTTAATAATCTGGAATATCTGTGGTCCAATTATGAAACGTCTGATAGACTTATCTGACTTGTCATCTACTATAGGATTTTCTCTTACAAACCCTTGCATAATGTAACTGCGTTTCTTCCAGTACTTACGACCCATGTCTTCTAGTGATTTATCTTTGAACCATGGACGTACTTCTGTAAGGATTGGACAAGTATCGCCCCACATCTCAACACAAGGAACCTGTACTTGAACACTCTTGCTGTCCATCTGTCCTTTAATGCCATTGAATGGTAGTTTGATCATTGCACGTTCAATCCAAAAGAACGTGTTGGAATTATCTGCATCAGGAAGGAAACGTAGTACTGCACTATCGCCTTCGTTCATATTCCAATGTGGGTAAATTGCGTTATCGCCGCCGCTTGTTTGATTACCTTGCTTGTTATCTGCCGCTGCAAGGCGAGCTCTTATTTCTGCTAATGAAGCCATTTTCTTCTCCTATTGCCTACGAGTAGCAACTACTACTCTATCATTTGCCTGTTTATGTTTGTCAACAAATAATGCAACTACATTACTTGCACTTTTATTTAGCACAGTAATACCTAATGGTGAGTTTTTATCTGTGAAAAAGTTAAACATGACTAATAATAGCACATGCAAAGGAATAGTCAAAGATTTTGGTTAAATTTGTTAACCTTTTGCGAGGTAAAGAATTCTTTCTAGCATTGGATCACGTTCTGCTTTGAGTGCTTGTTTGCCAGTGTCAATATCTTCTATCTCTGTCATGTCTTCTGAATCTAAATCGTCCGTTGGTACATTGGTCTTACTACGTGTAGCATCTTGGTCGTTTGGATTTACAAAACTGTCTACGCCTTCTTCTACATCTGAACCACCAGCAGTTTTAACAACGTCTTGTACGCCTAATCCCATTTCTAAACTGCGTTCTTTTCCTGCGGCTGCATTGGCTTGGCCTTGTTCATATTCACTGGCCGGCTCTTCTTGTGTAGGTGATTCTTCAATGCTTTCTTCAACATCAATTTCAACACCAAGTTCTTGTGCTCTTGCCTTCACTAGTTCTCTGCAATCTGCATCTGGGTCTTTATCAGCTAGTTCACCAATGTTATCAAAAAGTTCGTCATCGCCGATTAAACTATAAAGTTGTTCTGAAGCATACTCTCCATCTGGTCCACACGGCAATGGCTTTGACATAAGTTCACGTAACTTTGCCATATCTTCTTCAGTTTCAGGTAATGCCCATGTTCCTTCCATAATTTGGTTGGTCCAGTCTTCAAAAACATCTGCTTCTCTCATTGTATTTTCCTTTATTTTAGCCAATATAGGCAATGCTTCTTCTATTCTGCTGTCAATTGAACTGTTAACAAATACTTCTCTAACACTTTCAATTGTTTCATCTAATTCTGTTGTTTCTGCTGGGTCATAAGCAGAAAATATTTCTTTGTATCCACGATTGCTGATCATTTTCTTGGCTTTGCGTTTCAGATCTGCATAGTGCTTTACTGCATCTTCTACTATACCCAGTGCTTGTTCGTTTTGTGCAAACGCATTACCGCGACTTGCTCTTACAAACTTGCCAAGTGTTTTTATTTCGTTTATGGTTTCGCTTATGTGTTGACCAAATACATCATATGGAGTACCGCCTTCACTTACATGACGTGCCATTGCTTTAGCACCAGCAATACTTTCAAAAGGCATACGGAATCTTTCACCTTGTGCATTTTCAACAAACAGTGCCGCAATATTTCTAAAGCGTTGCTCGCCTTCGCCAATAGCTCGTGAATGTTGTATTACTACTTTTGCCTTGCCTGGCTGGTTGCTATAGCTCTTGCTTTTGCCTTGAGCTTTCCATGCTTCCATTATTAGACTTTCGCTTATGTCTGCCATGCTAGCCATTTGGTACTTCAGTTTGTTCATGTTGTTCAAACTAAATGTAAGTAGGTTGCGTTTTGCAGTTTGTCTAAGCATAGCAAGGAAGTCGTACCAATCGCCTTTATCACCTGGATCCATGCCTTTGCCCAAGTTATCACCATAGTATACTTCTAGGTCATTGTCTCCGTTAACCAACACAACTACTGTGCCATATTCGTTACCGTTTGCAGAAAAAACAAAAGAGAAAAGGTCTGCTTCGCTAGGATTCACAGTAGGCTTGCCCATTGAGTCCAAGCTCTTAGGATCAAAATCTTTTGTTACTAACAAATCATAAATTTGTTGTGATGCTGTGTTTTCTTGTGCCATGTACGTATTTATTAAAACATTGCCACAAATGGCATAGGTTCTAAAGTCTCCTCGCTGAAATCTGTCATATGTGTATCTAGTTCTTTGTGATAACTTGTAAGCACTTGGAGCATACGGACTGCGAGCAAACACGCCATCACCAAGTCGTCAGTCTCTCCTGGCTTGCCTGCATAGCTGGTTCCGTGTGCAACAAAGTTTTTGAGTTCACCAATCAAACTTGGTGAACTGATAGTCATTTTTTTTGATTCTATAACTGTTTTGAGTTTTGCACAGGCAGCAATTTTACTACGATTGGTTGTATTGAATCCTTTGCGATATCTTCTACCACTGGCACTTACCACAGTGTTATCGCTTAGAAAATATCCTTCAATGTTTTGTTCACCATACTGTTCTATACACAACAAGGCCGCTTCGCCTATGCTGTTATTTTCCACACTGTAGTATACACTCTGTGGATCTTGTACTACATCATTGATATGTTTTACAATCTCAACTAATATACGTATTTGATCTGTAATAGGAGTTCTATTGTGGCGCCATTCGGCTACCTGTACTGTAGTGTTTGCTTCAAAAACCTGTATTGCACTTGGATCGCCTCCAGTTCCTAAACTTGGATCAAGTGCAACAACATAGATTCTACCTTTTTGTGGACGTTTATACCAGCGTACCTGACCTGTTTTGTATAATGGTTCTGCAACTCCTTCAAGATCAATAAGTGTGGTTGGAGAAATCAGTGTTTCATCTGATATAATAAACTCACAGTCCATTTCACGTCTAAAACGTTCGATGCCTAGTATGTTACGTTGTTCTTCTGCCCATTCATCGTCTCTATCAGGATGTTCTCTCCAGTAGGCCCTAAATGCTTTGAATCCATTTATGCCAAGTTCTTTTTGATTGCCAAACTCATCTTCAGTTTTGTTTGCACCCTTCCATATAAACGCAAACTGATCCTCATCACTGTTTGGAGTACTTGTAATAATTGCACCACCACCTGTGGATAGTGTAGGTGAAATTGAGGTCCAAAATTCTCTTGCTATGGTTGGTCTCACAAATGCAAACTCATCACAGTACAGCAGAGTTATACTCATACCTCGTCCTGTGTTTTCGGTTGTGGTTTGTGCTACTATTCTTGAACCGTTGTCAAATTCTATCGAACCTTTGTTGTAACTGGTAACACCTGCACGTATATGATCTGGACATGCTTCGTAACTGTATCTCACACGTTGCATAATCTCTTGAGCACCTGCATACTTGTGTGCCGCAACCAGTATTGTACTATCAGGTTTAAACATTGCATACCATAATAGATATCCAGCAGCACTGGTTGACTTGCCGGTTTGCCTTGGCATCATTGATATGCTAAATCTATAGTTATGATACGTATCTATAAGTTTTTCTTGAAAGTCCCAGGGATTGTATTGCAACTTTCCTTGTACAGGATGTTGTATAAAGAAGAAATTACGCATAAAATACTGTGGACCAGTATCAGGATCAGCACAACGCATAAAGTCATCGAGTTGCTTTTCTGTAAATTCTTGTTTTTTGTATGGAGTTTTAACTAGGACTCCATCTTCTTGTCTTGCTACCATACTATTACTTATAGTGCTCGAGCAATCTCTGGCCACAATTTTTCAAACTGTACTTT